ATCATAGATCAAAGCAAGAATGGTCTTTGACTTGGCAATCATTAACAATGGAGCAGTAACATGTGGTCATGGGTATTAGCAGCAATAGGAGTAACAGGTATATTCTTAGTTGGTCGTAAGACTATCTGGGGATGGATTGTTCTATGCGTAAATGAATGCCTTTGGATTGTTTATGCCTTAACAACTAAGCAATATGGATTTATATTTGCTGCAATTGCATACGGAATTGTTTATGTTAAATCTTATATACATTGGAAGAAAGAAGAGTAATGTATACAGATGCAATGCGTAGGGCTTTTCATTCAGTTATGCCACCAAAAGGTTTTGGTGTAAACATAATTGATAATGAGCATTTTCTTACTATTAAGTTAGATGAAAAACACTTTGCTGGACTTATTCATGATGACAAGATACAAGCATTGCAGTATGTAGTACAACTAAAGAATGCCCTTGAAATGGAAGGAGCAATTGTTTTAGTTACCAGAGAGGCAGTTAAGCAGTGACCATATTTATATCTATTGCTAGTTATAGAGATCCTGAACTTGAGAGAACTATTCATTCCGCTTTAGACAATGCAGCAAATCCACAAGACTTACACTTTGGTGTATTTCTTCAAGAGTTTGAAAAATCTGCCCCAGACTTATCTTGGGTTCCAAATCTTACATTGAAAACAATACATCCAAAAATGGCAAGAGGTGCTGGATATGCAAGATCACAAATTGTATCAATGTATTCTAAACAAGATTATTTCTTACAGATTGATTCTCATACAATCTTTGAAAAGAATTGGGATCTACTTTGTATTGAACAATATAAAAAGTCACAAGAGTTATCTAACAACAATAAGATAATCCTTTCATACTTTCCTCCACCATTTTATGTGGAGCCAAATAACACAATAAGTATTATTAAAAACTCTAAGACGCAACCTCCATATCCTACAAAACAAAAGCCAATGCTAACAAAGCGTGGAGAGTGGACTGCTGAAAGAGTTAAGTTATCAAACAAGAACACTCCAGAAGAATCAACAACAATCTTGGCAGGGTTTATATTTTCTACTGGACAACTTATAGAGGAAGTTCCATATGACCAAGAGATCAGTTTTTTTGGTGAGGAACTATGTTTTGCAATAAGGGCTTGGACTAGAGGATGGGATATTTATTCTCCATGTGTAACAATTGTTTATCATTTTTATACTCGTGAGGGTTATAGTAAAATTTGGAAAGATAGAAACCTTAGAGAAATATCTTGGAAAGAATTAGAGATTCTCTCAAAAGAAAAACAAAAGAAAGTTCTATGTGGTGTTGAAAACGGTACCTACGGCATAGGAAATGAAAGATCAATAGAAGACTATGAAAGACTAACAAGATTAGACTTCAAAAAAATGTATGGCATGTCTAATGATACAATAGTATTGAGAGAAAAGGAATAGTATGAGAATAGCAGTTATAGTCCTTAGTTTAGTTTCAATATCTTTTTGTGTTGCATATTTTTCAACACTAAGGAGACTTAACTCTATCAGCGAAGCCTTTGCACAAATGGTGGTTCTTAATTCAACCATGCAAGAGGCATTTGAGACAACTCTTCAGTCTCCAATAAATAAAGAAGACCAAGATATTCACAAGGAAAACTTTATTAAGTTTCTTTCTGATTCTCGTGACTGGGCATTTGAATACATCGAAGATGTACAAAAACAATTAGAAAGTTTTATTAGAGATATTGAACCAGAAATAATGTATTTTGATGAGTATGGTGTTGTTGGAGATGCTTATCCACATTACCATTCTATGAAAAAGATATCTTCTGCGTATAAAGATTTAAAGAAGATGCTTCCAGAGGAAGTCGATGATAGACGCTAGAGGTATCCCAACTTGTGAGTGTCCAAGTTGTGGCGGTACATTATTTAGAGCCTTAGTATCATTTGATATAGCAACATATATGGTTGGCATGTATCATCTGGATATACAATGTAATGATTGTGGAACTATGTGTACTGCCCCAACACCTATAGATCATCCTGAAAACCCAAGTAAAGATTATGGTGTGAAAGAATGATTATTCCAAAATTAAAAAGTTTTGAACAAAGCATAAGATATGATTATGCTGTTTGTGAGATAGAAGAATGTATTGATGAAGCAAAGGTTCTTGCAATGACAGATACAAGATTTGTAGACTTTTGTAAGCAACATCATAAAGAATATATACTGGAGGAAAAATGAGAGACATATTACTATCAGTACTAACAGGTTTTGGATGTGGTGTTGTATTTGCTGCATTCAAATTGCCAGTTCCAGCACCACCTGTTTTTGCAGGGGTAGCAGGCATCGTAGGCCTATGGGCTGGCTACGCTATACTAATGAAAGTTATATCCTAGGAGGAAAATAATGAATGACAAAATGAAACAAATGCTTGCATCATACGGACGATCAGTCCTTGGTGCAGCAACAGCAATGTATGCATCTGGTGTGACAGATCCAGAGACTTTGGCTTACTCACTAATTGGTGCACTTGTGCCCGTTGCATTGAGAGCACTCAATCCTAATGACAAGTCATTTGGACGTATGCCTGCTGAGTCAGATATTGAAGCAGCACTTAAGAATGTTAAGATTGTTAAGAAGGCTGCTAAGAAGAAGCCTGCTGACAAGAAGTAAGTTTATCTTACATAGAAGGGCGGATCTTCGGATCCGCTTTTTTATTTCTCTAAAATATCTAGATACTTTTGTTTTAAATTTGTAGGAGAAAAGTTGTTCATTCCAATATCAAATGCTTTTTGTTTTTCAGCAGTTGTATTTTTTTCTTTCATATAGGCATCAATAATACGTGCAAGAGTTCTTGGATCAGCAGAATAAACATCAAGAACTGTCCTTGTTCTTAAACTACCAATCTTCTTAGATTGTGCCAGCCATTCTTGTGGGAGTATTCTATTGTTTGGTGATATGTCTGTCATGAATACTGGCAGACCACTCATTAAAGCCTCATTCATTGGCAAGCAAAGACCAGCATATCTTCTAGGAAGAATCATTGCATCAAAACCATCATACATGCTTTCTCTATCTAGCACATCATTTGTGTCAACTATTAGTCTTGGATCATTGCATTTTAGTTCAAGAGGTGTTTGTGTTTTAATAACAACTTGAAAATCTTCTTGTGAATACTTAAGCATCTCAACAACGGACTTAGTTCCATTCCTATCTTCAGATGCAGCCTTACCGCCAATGTGTAATATTTTATTATGATGCTTAGAAGTATTGTTTTCCCTTACAGAATCAAACAATGTATGATCTGTTGGAGGCGGTAGATATGTTACATTTGTTTTATTTCCAAATAATTCTGCTACTTGCTCAAAGTTCCATAGGCTTGGCGACAGCAGAACATCAGGTAAAGCAAGTTTTGGTTGTGCTAAGTACTCTAAAAATTCATAGTTATACTGCAATACAGTCTTTACCTTTTTCCTTCTTGCTAGGTCAATAAACTCTTTGTTATAGAATGTTTCACAAGTTAATACAACATCTAAACCTTTTAAGAAAATATCTATTTCAAATGCTCTTGGAAAACCACGAATATGCTGACAATCATATCCCTCATACCATTCTGGATGTTGCTTATTCCTATTAAAAGATAAAGAGTTAATAAGCATTATCTTTGTTGGATTAAGCATATTAATAAGTTCTCTAGTTTGATTTCCTAGACCAGTGTTATCTGATCTGGCAATAATGCCAAGTCTCATTCTTTATATCCCCAAGCATCATCATCTGTAGTAAATTTTCTACCACCTTCACGACCATCTAAGTGATAAGATCTTTTAATGTTTCCTTCTGGATGATATATCCAAAGTTTATGCATATTCCATCCATCTAAACTAAACTTATCATTTGGCATAATATCGTCTTGAATCCTGCCATGAAATGTATCCTCTATAAAGAAATTATCTATACAAGTTGGAAGCACCACATCTTTGTAGTAACTTTTTCTAGTTAAGTGTGGTCTCTGGCTCCATTGACATGTTTTCATAAAACCATCTTCTAAACCAAGCATAAGGTGTGAATGAGGGTCTGGTATAGAAGCCTCAAAGTGAAATCTAACTGTATTTGCTTTATCATTATCAAATAAAGTTAAGCACTTATCCCAATCAATTGGCTCATCTGGAGTTAATGGTGCATCTCCTTCAATGTAAATAAAAAGCGGTGTTTGTATTTCATCAATAGTCTTACGCATCATTGTGCTTTGATGACTATGCTCTTCAAAGATAATTGGAATAACATTATTCCACTCATGCAAACATTTCCACAAAATTCTACTTTTGTATTCATTGTATGCATCCGTTCTGTGCTTTTGTTCTTCTCTTATTCCATCAATCTGCATTATTATTTCATTATCTGGCAACTGATGTCTAATAGATTTAATAGCCTCATCAATAACATATGTCTCTGGATGACTTGGCAATACAGATGTTACCAGTATCACTGTTATATCATTTTTATTCATTTACTTGCCTCATAATCTTGATACCCAGATCTCTCTTGTATTTAATCCACCAAGAAACTATTCTATGCATATTTTGTGGATAATTTTCTAATAAATTCGGTACTAAATTAGTTAATTCTGACCAATCAGAAACATATGATGTAGGTGGTTCATACCCAAAAACATCTTTATAAAACTCTAGGTAATTACCCTTTGAATTTATCATATCCCCAATTGGCAGACAAAGCATTTCAATTGCCTCAAAGAACCTAAAGGTATCTACCGTTGCAGCCCCAGCAGGCGCAGGAGCGATCTTGGCACTGGCTAAAGCCTTATAGTAGTCTCTAGGCTCTCCGCCCTGTGCAAAGCCTGCTGTGAGGGTAAAAAGGGTATTTGGTAGAGAAGGTAGGACCTGTGCTATCTGCTGCCTTCTTTGGTGGGTTATCTGGCCACTAAAATATACATCATAGTCTTTTGAAGGGTATTCTGGCACTAACTTTTTTAAATGTTGGGGTACACCAATAGGTAGTTTATTTAATTTATGATGTTTAGCATATGGATATTGAACCCATATTTCCGCATTTGGATGCCTGATCTTAGTTATATCAAATCTACCTTCTTCGTCACCATTAATAAACAAAACAACTCTTGATATATTTTGTATTTCTTGATTAATATATTCTTCATGTCTAATGTTCTGAGGTCCAGGAACAACAACAAAGGCTCTTTCTTCTTCTGGCAGAGAAGTCAACTTAACTTGTTCTATCTCATATTTAGTAAAGATTTCTTTTAGTAGACCATAGTCCCACTTATCAGCAGCACAATCTTTTTTGCTAAAAGATAGAAGATATGCTTTAATCATTTTATAACTTTCCACAAGTTTTCTTCAACTAATAGTTTTTCTATAAGGTTTTCATCTATCTGTGAACCATATTCTTTTATTGCGTTTAGTTTTTCTTTTGTAAATTTTGTTGAAATTTTTTCTAGGCTATATTTTGATTTAAACTTATTTAATCTTTCTTCATAAAGTTGTGGGTATAGAACTCTATAAGGAAGTTCTGAATAAAAAAAATATTCTTTTACAAAATTATCCATAACACTAAATATGGTATCTGATAATAAGATATGGTCTGGATGATGGATTCCTAGTGGGATATAAATATGATCAAAATCTTTAATAATACTTATAACCCAATTAGTCAAGACATTCTTGTCTTGCTTACCATAAACATCATCTAGCAAATCATTGTTAATTACTTTTGCATTAACAACTGCACAGGCCTTGTCATGTTCTTGCCTTAATAGTGTATGCTTCTTGTATCCAACATCGTCTGTAGGCACACCAGAAAATGCAGAGGCTATAGTAATTCTTTCGTTATCAAGAATATAATCACCTAAAGAAAATATAGCATCATCTGTATGTGGACTAAAAATTACATTACTCATAAAATAAATGAACCTCGTGTTGGTAGTCAAGAAGTGTTTCTTTATATCCAAGTTCTTTGATCCAACCTCTTACCTCAGATAGATACTCTCCAAACTGATGAAACATAAATTCTGGATGACCAGACAACCAAATCTTTGGCTTATGCTCTCTAAGAACTTTTTCAGCCCCTTTAAGAACTTTCCATTCACTACCTTCTACGTCAATAGATATTGCAGTTGGTGCTTCTAGTTCATGGACATAAACAAGACTATCTATTGTTATCTGACCATAACTGTCTCCTTCAAGATACAACTCTTTGAATCCATGTGCTTTATTTAAATCTTCGTTTGATACTGGTGGAAATCCGTTACGATATATTTCTGTTTTATTATTGTTTATATCAGATGCAAATGCTGCTACTGTTGCTATAGGTGGTTCAAGTTTATTTGCAGACCAAAGTATTGGATAGTGTGACCATACTTGTGGGTTTGGCTCAAACAAAACTACTCTTGCCCCCCACAACTGGCATAGAGCAGGAAATTCTCCTTCTTCTGCTCCCACATAATAAACAACATCTCCTTTGCCAATATTATTAAACATAGACTTAGTTCGGATCTTCTCCCAACCTTCTGGCTCATACCACTCTGGTCTATCTGCACGATGTTGTGGCAGAACTATCTTAAACTCTCCATTAATAACTACTTCAACCATCTCTGTCATTTGTTATCCATATAAAAACTAACTATTTCTTTCATGCTATTTTTCATATTGCGTTGTGGAATCCATCCAGTTTTTTCTTGTAACAAAGATGAGTTCATAAACTGTTTCTTAATTTCAAACCCATCACTCTCAATGATCTCATGCTTAACTTCTTTTCCAATGGAGTCTTGAATAATATTAAACACCTCAAGTGTAGAGTATCTTTCCCCAGAAGATATGTTAAATG